TCTCTAGGGGTATAAGATGAAGGTATACGTACTAATTTACCTTGAAGTTCATAACTTGTTTTTGGTACAGAAGAAAATTTATTAGAATTAAAGGATATGGCAGCATGGGCAGTAAAAGGATAATAAAAAGAATCTTTTAGTTCAGCACTTACATTCAGTATTTGAGAAGTACTATCTCCTTGTTTGTATTGGTCTATATCACCATCAGAATAATCAGTACCACTACTAGTAACGCCTGCCCCAATATGTCGTGTAAGACGAGCTATACGGATTTGAAAATCTACAAAAGGTTCTTTTTGTCTATACAGATCAAGATTTACTGCATGTTGCCAAGATACTGCTGCGCTAAAATTTGCAGTATGTACTACTTGTCCGAAAATAGAAGTCCAGCTAGTCCAAACAGAAGGACTACTTGCCTTTTTGAATCTTATATCCATACTGTAAATTGCAGTATTACTTAGATTCTCGCCGTCTTTAGCATTTACAGTTTGTAATCTGGGATATTTAATTTCCCACTTAATTAGCTTAGCTTGCTGTCTGATTATATCGGGATTAGCAAAATTAGTAGAATCAATAAAAGTAGCAGCAGAGTTGCCGTCTGCAGCATTACTTCCTCCATCTAAATATCTTGAGGTAGATTTTAAAGTTATTCCTTCAGTACTAGCAACACTGGACTGTAATTGCTTAAGATTACTTGGAGTAACTGCAGTGGATGCAGGTATAGAAACTCCTCCGCCTACTCCTTTCCAGGTATTTATTTCATTTTGTATAACACTTCCGTTTCTAAACTGTATATCGTATCCTGAGGTTTTGGAAGGCGTATCAGAACCAATAACGTCACCTGCAGCAATAGAACCCGGGTCTAATTGAGCTTCTGCGCTTATAAAAAAGTCATAAGTTCCAGAATCTGGATTACCAGCAGAATTTTTAACTGTAATAGTAGTAGCTGTAATTTCTTCAATTAAGAAACTAACAAGAGCAACGCCTCCATAGTTAATAGTTGCTCCGGTTGGAAGAATAGCTGTATTGTAATAAGTAAAGGAGGCTGTTCCGTCTGCATTATCTACTAAATACCCTGCTACAGTGATGCCATTATAGGTAAGAGTAAAGTTAGTGCCTGCAGCAGGATTATCGGCATTTATATAAGTAGATGCAAAAGTACCGTCAAAATCGGAACTAGATAGAGTAGCGTTTGTGGTAGTTATAAACTCACTACTATAACTGGCTTGAGATGTAATAGTTATATAAGTACCCAGCCCGGTTTTTAAGTGTAGATACCTAAAATTATTTGAGTCAGAATAGTCCTTATGATATATGGACGGAACTGTGATACTGGTAGTACCAGTTTTACTACTTCCAGAAAAAGTAATAGTTCCTACTGATTGATAAAAATCTCCGTTATTGTTATCCTGAAAATAAGACTGGGAAATTTCTTTTGCTCGAACATTATTAAAAAATACAGAAGCAGGACCATAGCGCAGACCCCTAATAGGGCCTTCACATATGCTTTCAACCATTTGTATATTTTGAGAGGTAGAGTATTGCCCAGAAGTACTAGTATTCCCAGAACCTACGCTTACGTTAATATTTCCTTGAAAATCCATTTATGGCGCCTCTTGTGTAAACTGCGTTCCTAATCCGTAGTTTTCTTTTGCTGCTGCTATAAAGCTTGTTTGTCCTGGGTTTTGAGGATTAACCGTAGTTGCTGCCGGTAAATTTAGTGCTGCCGAAGTAGCTGCACTTCCCCCCGCATCCGTACCTTGCGCAGAACCATAAGTACCAGTTCCGTAATTCTGCCTATAGCCATTTGCATTTTCTATATCAAAACTTATTAACTTTCCAGGGACTCGAAGTTGTCCGTATAATACTGGAACAGGATCTCCTTCTATAATAGTCTGAGCACTTCCTTGAAATAAGTAGCTATTATCTTGAGTAAACCCTTGGTCAGTAGCTGGGTCAGGGGCCATCAATTCAGCCAAACCTGCGATAGCTAAGCTAACTGCTAAACCCGCTACCATCAATCCTGCAGTTGTTAAAGAACCATTAACAATCATCGGTAGCATAGCCGGGTTAATAATTATTAACACAACTAAAAAAATTGCTGCTACAATTTTTAGTGCGCCTTTAGAACCTGCAGGTTGAGGAGAGATATACATATCTCCTTCCCCAAATTTCATTAATAGTTCTTCATCTTGTTCTATTGGCTGAGAACCTACTTCACAAATAAATCCAATTCCTTTCTTTTCGCAATCTATAAGATATTCTCTAAAATCAGGAAAATTACAGTCAAGGCATTTCACCACATCCTGAAAGCTATTAGCTTCTATGGTAAAAGAATTCCCGTATTTTTCTCCCAGTTCTCCGTCTAAGTATACTTTACGTTTCATATCTATAAATTCCTACTAAGTGTTCTGCCCATAAAGGGTACAATGATTCTCTGCAAGATAATCTATTTACGGCATGATGAAAAAATATATCATCTTTTATATACACTCCGCAATGATTTGCTACTAATGAATGTACTTTAAAAATTAAAACATCATTCTCTTGTGGGGAGGACACTTTTACATGATTCCAGTTTTTTATATTTTCTTCTGTAAAATAGTCTAATCCTTTATCCCACCAATTATCTTCAAATAAGTCTCTATGAGGTATAATTATATCTTTGGAAGCTAAATAATCTCTCATTGCCTCAAAGCAATCGGAAGTTCCAAATTTATACTCTCTTCCTATAAGAGGATTTAAAATTACTTCGGGCTCTATTATATTTAAGTCCATTTCTGGGTAACTAAAAATATAATATGGAATCCCTAACGCATTACAATTATTTATATCTGATTCTGAGGCTTCTGATGAAGCATCAGGATGGCTATGTACTATTGCGTATATATCTGCTCTTTGTTTTACAAATAAATAATCTTTTGAAGATAGAATAAAATCTTCATCGTTCTCTGCTACATTAGTACAAGGAAACCATTTCTTTTTTCCTTTTACAATTCCTATTATACCACAACCTTCTCGAGGGTATTCTTTTTCAAAATGCTCTTTTATTTCGTCTATCACCTAAACTTTCTAGTTCCAGGGAACCCTCCGAAAGGTAATGGTCTAATACTGCTTCCAGAACTTTCTCCGGTTCCATCTGTACCATGGAAACGAACTTTACAAGAAGAAATTAATTTACCACAAACATCTATTCGTGTCCAATAAGACCTACTTGTTTCTGGAGGATAGTCAGCAGCAACTGATACCGCTTTTAAACACTCATAAATTCTTACCCAACTATCTGAGCCTACTGTTGTAAGAGTTTTAACCTTATTTCCAACTGAGTATGAAGATGCCGCAGAATAAGTGGGTATACTACTAATATTGTTAGTTATTAAATTATCGTTAATATCATAAAAAGAGCCTTGACCTGTTGTAAATCCCCAACTACATCCAGATCCACCATTTATACCATCAATAGCTATTCCTTGATATTTCCAGGGACAGTATTTTCCTACTACGACCCTTCCGGGAACCTTTACACCTTCTAAGTCGAAAGGAGAAGCTAGTTCATAGGCTACAGCCATTGCCGTTTCTGTACTCAAACGGTCAATAATATACTTCATAGAAGGAAACTCATTAGGTAGAGTAGTAGTCCACCCCGCTACATCAGTTTCTCTATAAGTTTTCTTTAATAAAGTTCTTCTATGTATTACGGTAGACCCTATCATATCTTCAGGTTTTACAATATTATTTGCCTCTAATATTTTACTCCAGGTTGTCTCATCAGAGTCTCCGTCTGCATTACTTACTAAAGTTCTTCCTAAAGTTATAAGATTTCCCATAGTAAGAGTAGGTCTATTCTGTGGACCGTCTGCTGAAAGACTAATCTCAGAAATACCTATCGGCATTGCAATATATTCCTCCAAGGAAGTACCGTCCGTGGTAGGAAAATAAATATTTTTTGAGTTTTCATCAAGCCCTGATGTAGCGTAAACAAGCGGAGTAGTTTGACCCTTTAATGTAATTTCAAAAAGATTAATTAAAGAATCTGCTACACTTTGAACTTGTACTGTATCAATTATATCTGTCATGGTTCATAAACTCTTCTAAAGGTTGCATTTAGAGTCTGTACATTAGTATTTACATATTGAATAGTATATTCTTCACAGGCCACTTTTACGCTCGTACCCGCCACTACTATACTAAAATTATCTCCGATTTTGGAATCCACCCAGGAGGATAAGACATTTATTTCGGCAGTAGTTCTATTTGAAAATACTACAGCAAAGCTTTCTTGCTTTGTATTTATTCCATCCCCTACTCTTTGCTCATACCCATCTCCAAACTTAGCAACTAATACATTATGCCTAGTTTGTCTATTTATTCCTCTATCAAATCCAATATCTGCGGTTTCTCCGCCATTATTAGTTCCAAAGACTTCTAACTTATCAGAAGCGGAAGCGGATAGTCCTGTATTCGTAACTTGAATATAAAAAGTTGACATTATGCTACTCCGTACGGACTAAGCATTCCGCCCGATCTCTTTTGATTGCGAATTTCATTTTGAACGGCTGCAGCAATTTTCTTACCCATTGAAGCAGCTTCTGCACTATCCGCTTTAGAATTTGTTGACTCTGCATTACCTTCTCCATTCATTACAACATTCACACTTACATTATTCTCTTGCATACCTCCGCCACTGCCAACGGAAGACATCTCAACAGGAATAGATCTTCCATTTGGGAGTGGCACTACTGCTTCTGTGCCGTGAAGAAGTGCAGGATAACCTCCCTGTCTTCCGCTTGCTACACCACCTTCTGAGTACCCCTTGACTTTGGCTCCGCCTGAGAATACGCCTCCTGTTCTTGCAAAACCAAAAGCAGAAGAAGCCGTTAAAGCTACCGTATTAGCGGCCAAAGCTGCAGTATTTGCTGCAGTATTTGCACTCTGCATCGGTTGAATAAATTTGTCCCAAATAGTTTGTGCGAGAATTACTGCCTGTAATGCCATACTTACTTTTTGCAGCGCTTCTCCTGCTTTAGTATTTCCTAGTACTCCTCCTAATAATCCAGTTACTGCTGCGGTTGACGCAAGAGTAGCTGTATCTAAACTTTTTAATCCGTCTATTAAACCTTTCTTACTTTGTTCTTCTTCGTCCTTAGTGGGCCCTAGTTCATACCCAGAGTTTTCTACCATTGCGGCACCGGCTGAACCTGCCATTCCTACAGGGCCAGCTATTCCTGGTGTACCTGTACCTGTACCTATGCCCGGCACGCCCATAGCGCCGTCTGGACAAGCTACTACACAGACATACATCGGTGTCATGGCGGAAGAGCCTAATACTCCAGTAGAATTCATACCAGGCATAGCAGAAGCAGCTGCAGCTGCAGGACCTTGTCCTGTGGGCGCTTCTTCTTTATTTCCGCCAAATATACCGCCTAAAGCCCCGCCTCCGCCAGTGGTAGGATCACCAAATAAGAAGTTTACAAACTTCTGAGTAATTCTATCAAAAATTACTTTCTGAATACTTCTTAACACGCTAGTAGCAAGATCTCCAAAAGCGTCTTTAACAGATTTAGTTCCCTCTAGTATTGAGGAGAAAGCGTCTCCGAATCCATCAGCAAAACTTTTTGCAGCAGCATCCACAATTTGTTTCTCTACTGTAAATCCTCGTAATTTTTCTTTTAGATTCTCAATACTATTTCCGAGTTCGTCGATTTTTAAAGTTTCATCTGCATCCACTAACTCGAGAGCTCTGCCTTTTAATCCATTAGGATCTCCAACGAGACTTCTTAAGTCGTTTGCTCTATTTTCAAGAGCTTCTTTTCTGAGTGCCCCCTCTATAGAACCGTCGTTTGCTTTATCTGCAGCAGCATCTAATTCTGCTGCGAGATACTCATACTTAGCATCCAGAAGCGCATATTCAATTTCTATTTGTTGTCTTTTTGCTTCGGCTTCTTTTTTGATCGAATCTTCTTTACTTTTCTGTAAGTCCAATGCATTTTGAAGCTCTCGCTGAGCAGCGCGCTCATCAGCACCTAGAAATGCGAAAGGAGAGTTAGATCTTTCCTGTCTTGCTAGTCTATCGTTTCTAAGGTCATTTTTTCTCTGCTCAATATCCAGAGACTGCCTATTTAAAGAAACTTCCTTATTTAATATGTCTAAAGCTCTTTGATCTTCAGCAATACGAGCTTTAGTTATCTGGAATTCTTGTTCTGCTTGTGAAGTTTTTTCATAAGCCAAATTACTAATCTGTCTATCTATTTCTGCGTTTTTAGCTGTTAATTCTGCTCCTTCTAAGAACTTAGCATTAAGATCTTTTTGGGCTTCTAAAGCGCTCTTTTTCGCTGCTAATACATTTACTTCTTGAGCGAATTGAGCCTCTAAAGCAACAACCCCGCCCTCTTGAATCCTTTGTAATGCCTTTAATTGTTGCTCTTCTTGTTTCTGTATGCTTACCTTATTAATTAAAATATCATTTGCAGCAGTAGCTTCCTCAGTAAACTTATCTGAGTATAGCTTCAAAGTACCAAGAGAACTAATTTTTACTGAAAGATTGTATATTCTTGAAAGAAAATCAGCCTGTTTTGCAAACTCTGGATTCTGTTTAGCGAGTTCTCCTTCTCTTATATTTAGCCCTCCTGCAAAACCTCCGAGACCTCCAGTGGTGTCAAGTTCATTAATAACAGAAGATACAGTTCTTCCAAAATCTCCGCTTATTCCTATAATTTCAGAAAATGGAGTACTTCTCTTTGCTTGGAGTTTTGTTTGTTCTTGATTAAATCTACTTAGTTGGTCTCCGGCAGACTTTAACTCTCCACCTAATTTTCCAAAAGTTTGAGAGTATTGGTCTACTCCTCGTGCCAATAATGCATAATCAATTGTTCCTGCTTCTGTAAGAAATCCGCCCTCAGATACTGGAGTGTCTAATAATTTTTTAAGTTTTGATAATTCTTTTCCAGCATTCAAAAGGCCTGAAGCTCTTCCAAGCTTTGCTTCAGCGGCTGTTATAACTGCTAAAGCATTGCCTTTACTTATAGTACCTATAGCGCTCTCTGCTAAATCTATGGCTTCTTTTGCGTTTTCTAGACCCCTCTGTCCCCATAATAAAGAAATGAAAGCTCCTTCTCCTGCTACTCCTCCCTGGATCGCCTGAGTAGAAAGAGCAATTTGTCTCTGCGCCGAAAGTTGATCCTCAATAGCAGCGTTCAACTTTTCTATATTTGCTTCGTCCGCGGCTTCTCCTATTTTTCTAATACCTGCGGCTATTTCATCAAAAGCACCTGACTTTGCTTTTAGCTGAGAAGTTATTCTGCCAAAGGTGTCTCCCATAGTTTCTAATTCTTTCTCTATAAGAGCGACAGTTTTTCCAAATATATCAAATCTTTTCGTTACTTCTTTTAAAGCAGCCTCTTCTTCTGTAAGACCAAAAAACTTTTGAAATAACGGCAAAAGTAAAGATCCAAAAAATAATAGTTGGCCTATTCCAGGTATAAGATTAAGAGTTGCTCTTCCGAATAGTCCAAAAGCAGAAGTTGCTGCTGAAGCAGCGACTCTAAGTTTTTGTACTCCTACAGCTCCTTTCTTGGCTGCTTTATCTATTTCTCCTATCTGTTTTTTAGCACCTTGTAATGCAACTCCGAATCCTCCAAAAATGCCCGCATTATCTATAGCCTGACTATAACCTGCACTTCTTTTTGCAATTCTTGATTGTGCCTGTAAGCGAGCACCCTTTGAGCTAGCCACAAATCTTCTAGTAGTGGCGGTTTCTACAGAGGCAATCTCTAGTTTTAATTACTTTAAAAGAGCTATTTCGGCCTGCAATTCTGCTTTTCTAGCCCCGCTTGCGGCTTTTGCGGCTTTTGCTCGCGCAGTAATAGCAACTCCCAGACTTCTATTTAAATTTGCCTGTTCTTTTAACCCAAGATTACCTTTTTCCAAAGCGGGCAATAATGCAGCAGTAGCTTTAGGAAGTTTATCTCCCAATTTTGCAGCACTTGCAGCAACAGCATCAAACCCTTTTTGATACACTACTGCAAATCGTTTACCTTCTTTTCTAGACATTTGTAACGCCGTAGAAGCTAATATTTGCTGTCTACGAATTACCTCATCTATGGCGGGCACTACTTGTCTTACCAAAGTAGAGCCAAAAAGCACTAAAGCTCCTGATAAAGCAAGTTCATTTTGAGCAAAGAATTTGACAATAGGGGTAAGAGCAGAGTTTGCAAAGTTAATAAGTGTTTTAGAAAGATTATCGAATGCTGCCGAAAGTTGATCGTAAGGATTGGGATCAATTGCTTGAGCAATTTTTTCGTATTTACTCAAGCCTTGTGTGATTGTAGCATTTAGAAATGCTTGTTGTCTTTCAAATTGAGTAAGTTCCTGTGCAGTCTTACCTAAAGACGTTGCGTACTCTCTAGTTGCATCATCAAGTCTTACGATAATACCTAATTCGTCTAAGATTTCTGGCTCTAGTTTCGCTGTACCTCGTACTAAACGATCAAGAGCATCTCCAAGGTCTCTTCCTAGTGCTAGAGAAGCTCCTTTTGCTACTTTTGTAAGTTCTTTTAATTGGGAGCTGGAAAAACCTGCGGATACGGCTACTGAGGTTGCTCGAAGGGCTTGTTCAGTAGAAATCGCAGAATCAGTAATATCTCGAAGATCCTGAGCAAGAGCAGGTAAGTTTCTTCCTGCTACCGCCCCTAGCTTCTCTAAGCTAGAAGTAAGCTGTTCTACTGCTGCCGCCCTTCGAAGGGCTCCAAAGGCTGCTGTAATTGCAAAAACGTTTGCTGCGAATGTAGCATAAATAGGAACAATACCGCGAACAGTACCTGCTTGTTTTGCAAAAGCTTTTGTACCGTTTGCGGTATTTTGAGCAACACCCTGCTGAGCGCGATATCCATCACGAGAAGTATTGCTTAGCTGTTTTTGTGCCTGCTCTGTTTCTCTTAACGCTTTTTTGAGCTTGTTGACACCAACAGTAGCTTTTTGCATTTTACCATTGACTTCAATATCAATAGTTACTTTATTTTTTGCCATTAGCCACGTACATTATGAGTGTAGGTTTTACCCCCACCGCTAGCAGATTTTCTTCTTCTCTCTTCTGCCTTTCGTTCTTGTTCCGCTTTTTCTGCTTTATGAGATACTATTATTCCTTCATAAAGTTTCATTATATAAATAACTGTGCCAGGGTCTTGTATATCGTAGGTTTTAAAAAAGTATTCTACGCCTTCCCAAGATTTTCCTAAGTAGCTTCCTGACATGCCATCCCATCTATCTGTAAGTAGAGAGAACATAAAAAATGCCACTTGCACCTCCTCCGGAAATGAAGAAGGCTCGAGCGGCATTTTGGCAGGGTCAGGTTCTTCCCCCAACTGTTCGCAAACAAGCAAATACTTGTCGTGATCAAACTTTGAATCCGCTTCCTTTACATATCGAGCTAGTAGAGAGCGGATTTGCTCTATTTGCTCCCAGTAAAATTTTCCAACTCGCTCACTGTTTCCGTTACCCAAGTATCAAAAGTACTTGAGTTACTCATGAGAAGTTCTGCATTTTCCTGTGTATAAGGAAGCTCGTCTTCAGGGTCAAGTTCAGCGATATCTACCAAAAGAAGCTCTTCTAGGTACCGATATTTCAGTCCTTTCCACCCTTTGATAACCGCTTTGCTATATTCATGGATAAACTTATCTTCATCTAGCTCTTCAAGCGGTTGACGAGTTTTTTTATCCCAATTTGTTTTTAAAGATCTTTTTCTTAATTTAAGTAGTTCTGATTTTCCTAAATAACAAAGTTCTACGTTACAGCCAGGAAACCCTGGAAAATCAATACCTACAGTTTTACTTTCAGTGATTAGACTTGAAAGAGAAACAGGTTTGTCACTCATATTTTATCCTTTTAACAATT